GCGGTATCTAACGTTGACCCAGCCCGTGCGTGGGAGGTCATGGACGAGCTGATGGGCAGCTTGAAAGTGGTCAACGAGCGGGTTTACAATAGCGTCATGCGGAAATTGGAAAGCTAAATTTAACCCCTCGGCAAATGCTGGGGGGTTAGTTATATTTTAATGTTAGTGTTGCGACATGAAAATAAGACTAACTTGGCGTTACAAAAAACGCACCGTCATTGTCTGCGTCGATGCGCTGGATTGTGCGTACCCAGAATTCCTTTTTTGCCTGCCGGTCTAAATCAGGATATTCCTTCAATTCCCGCCGTAATGTTTCAAGGTCAAATTCTTTTATAGGCTCCGGGTTTATTGCCGCGAGCTGCTGTTTCAATTCCGTATAGTCTTTTTTGTATTCTTCGATTTCAATCAAATCCGACAGATACAGGTCTTTCAGTTTTTGCATTTTCCGCTTGATTTGCTCCGCCGTTTTGGGCGGCTTTTTTTCTGCGGTTTTTGATTTGGAGTAATATTTTTTTGCGATCCCCTCAAATTCCCTCAGAAGGTAATCCTCAAGCACATCTTCTCGGATTCTGAGGATGTGCGGGCAGTCGGCTGGGTCAAGTGTGTGCGTTCTGCATCGGTAGTACTTGTACACCTGCTTTACAGTCTCCGGCTGCATATTTCTACCGCACTCCCGGCAACGGAGAATTCCGGTAAACAAATATATTCGATCCGCACTGGCGTTCCGCTGGCTTCGCCGTTCCAAGATTTTCCCAGCAAGGTCGAAGGTTTCTCGATCGACGAGTGCGGGCAATGCGTTTTCCACGCCGAACGCCTCACCTAAGTACAGGCGGCTTCTCAACGCATCCTTGTATTTGTTGTACGAGCGTTTGATCCCCCACTCTGTTGCCATATACCGCCTTAGTGCAAGGATGCTTTGCAGCCGTATAAAGGCTGGGAACATATCTCGCGCCGCGGCGGCGGTTTCTTCATCAATGGCGTAGCGCCGGTTCTTCACGCAGATTCCGATGGGAGTTTTCCCGTTGGTGGGCTGGCCCTTTGCCCTCTTGCCCTCGTTGATGGCCTTAATGCGCTCCGATGTGCGGTCAGCTTCGTCCTGCGCTACCGACAACATAATATTGACCTTCAATCGCCCTGATGCAGTCCGCGTTTCGTAGTCCTCTCTGATGGCCTGCCAATCCACATGATTTTTGTCGAGAACCTCTTGCACGGCGTAGTACCCCGCCACATTCCGAAACCACCTATCCAGCTTGACAAAAAGGATGGTGTCGATTTTCCCGGCGCGGCAATCATCAAGCAGGCGCATCAAGGCCGGACGCTTTTTATACGGCTTTCTGGCGCTGATTCCGGCGTCCTCGTAAATGCCAACCACCTCCATGCCGTGTGCAGCGGCATATGCAATCAGGGCCTCCCGCTGGTCTGCCAGGGACAGGCCGTGCTTCGCCTGTTCTTCGGTCGATACCCTGATGTACAGTGCTACACGGATGCGTAGATTATTTGGTAGAGTGACCACTATTTTTTGGCACATGTTATCCCCTCCAAAATCCATAGTTAGCACAATGGATGTCAACCCAAACGCACCAGGCAAAAAGCCCGATGATCAATAGTGACAAACCGAGTATGATCCACCTGTATAGCTTCACGGAGTGCCAAAGATTGCACAGTTCTGTATCCATCAGGCCGATGGTCTGCCGTTTGTTCTCAAGGCGGTGTTCTAGTCCGTCCTTTTCCGCTTGCAACGTTTCCTCACTGGCCGTCAGATGATCTCCGATGCCGTAAAATTCATCCAGCGACACGCCAAGGACGGCGCATATTGGCCCAACCGTGGAGATATAGGGGGCCTTGGAAGCATGGGTAAAGAAATTGTTGACGGTAGACGGCGGAATCCCCGATGCTTCAGCTATGTCCTGAATGGTCATACCCAAAGCGTTACGTTTCGCCTTACAAACTTCCTGAATTGTCATAAAAAGTGCCTCCTTACCCCCAAAATCAAAATATGGGTAAAGGCGGCACAAACTTTTAAACGGCTGAAAATGCCAAAAACCAAGCTTTGGGACTTGCCCACCCAACCCTGTTTTTGCTACGCTTTGATTACGGCAAGCCGACGTCCCCCGGCTTGCTCCCGGCTCCGCCGTTTGTTGCAGAGGCGGCGGGGCCGGGTTTTTCACTTACTTTATTTCCCAAGAGTTTCCGCAATTCTGGCAAAGGCAAATCTTTTGATTTTTTACAACGGTCTTTTCGCCACCTTTGCTTTTCTTCCACACGAGATTAGACATGCCAAGGGTTGATACCGCCATCAAGCCGCGAGCAGCATTGTTGATATGGCCTCCGATGCCGTTCCCGTGCTTTTTGGTTTTACTTGACACTTGCTCCATAGAAATTGTTACATTTTCGCTTCCGCAATTAGGGCAAACCATAGTGAAGCTCCTTTCATTCTTTTATATGCGTATATGTAAATATTCAATATGCGCGGGCAACCGTCATGCCCCCATATCTTGCGGTTGCAAAATCATGGTGGTGTGCTATAATAATCGAACAGACGTTCTATTCGCAAATGATGAACGGAGGATACATAGATGTTGGATTTACCGGCAAACTGTGATATAATGGCAACAGAACAGCTTGAAGAAATTCGCAACAAACTGATGCATGCCGTACTGCTTTTGCCGCAAGAGGAACAGGTAGAATTGCTGCGAATGATTAAAGGAGGAAACGATGGTGTATAATCAATTGTGGTATGAAAATCCCAACGTCCTTAAAGCCGTAAACGCGTGTCTCAACGTATTGGAAGCGTCTGGCATTTCGGCGGAATGCGCTACGCTTGTTCCGGGCTGTTTGGCGGAGGCTATTAAATGCAGCAATTATGAAACGCTAAAGCAAGGAGCATTCAAGAGCGCTCCCATTTCTGTAACCGCCAATAATGACGGCGGGTACAGTATTATGCCTGAAAGCCTGCAATGTATTGATCTACTATGGCCGAAGTGATACCCTTTGCCACCGTTTCAATTACCGATAGAGATATTGACTTCAAGGATTTTAAAACAGAGTTTGTTTTTGCCCAGCTTTCTTTTCCCCCGATGTTTGCGATAAAGTCATGGCCTTTTGGCGTGATGTGATAAATTGTATTCAAGTAAAAGTATCCAAACATTTCGCTTGTTGCAAAGGAAAAATCTGTTTTTAAGTATCCGCTTTCTGAAAGCTGCACAATATGATATATGATCTCTTCTTTTGAATAGCTGTCAGGAAGCAAGCGCACCAAACAGGGAATGCTGACATAGCTAAATTTTCTTAGCCCATTTGGATTTTCAATCGCAGTTTCAACGGAAATACGATCTTCGACCAAAAGCATAATATCCCGCAAGCAATCTGGGTTCAGTTTCATTCCGTGCCCCTCTTGCTTTTCAGATACCCGATATAACGGCAGACTTCCGCCAGTTCGGCGGGTGTCGCATCCCGGATATAATCTAATATTTCCTGCGCTTCCGCGCTTACGCCCTCGATCTTCGGATCGGGGGTTTCTTTTGTGCTCCTATCTTCCGTTTTGCCCTGGAGCCATTCAACGGATACGTGGTATTGGTCAGCTATCTGGTACAGCTTTTTATTGTACGAAATGCTGCTTCCGTTCTCCCACATAGCAACGATTGCACCATCGTTGTACCCAATCTTCTTTGCAAATTTCGTTTTTGCGCCATGCACATATTTCCCATCTGGGTCCTTTGGAATAAGGCTCAATATGCGCTCCAACACAATGTCCATAAATAAACCTCAGATTTGTCACATTTGCCAAAGTTAAAAAAATTTAGGAATCGCTATTGCAAAGTTAAATATTGTGATGTATCATATACCTAAGCCCACCGGAAAAGGGTACACGAAAACCAGCCCCCATAAAAGCGGCTTTTGCAATGTCTTTTGGCGATTTCATTGTAATACGCTTTCCGGGTCGTGTCAAGCGTGATTTCTCACATTCATGAGGTTTCGGCGGGTATTGACTGCGGCAGAGATAAAAAACCGCCCCGAAGTCTCTGCAACAAACTTCGGGGCGGTTGGAAGCGAACTCGTTTGCTAAATGGAATACCCCTCTGCAACAGAGTACGCCATTTGGCGCGTAGTTTAACTCCCATGCTTACCATACCACATATTTCTGCCGCAGTCAATGAATTCTCACACCGAAAGGAGGGCACATGACTTGGCATTGAAGGAACTTCGAGAACGTTCCAACCTGACCCGTGCACAGGTAGCAAAGAAACTGAATGTGGACTTGTCCTGTGTGACGCATTGGGAGCTGGGCGACTGGCGACCGGCACGTAAGTACCACAAGAAGCTGGCAAGGATGTACGGCGTGACGGTGGACGAACTGTTCAAGACCAGCAGTGAGCAATAACAGGAGGAAAAAGGAATGAAGGAAATTAAGGTACGGATCACATTTACGGAACCCATTCTTGGCACAAGCCCTGCAAACCCAGACGTATATCGGGAGTTCATCGGTTCCAAATCCCCGGAGGCTTTAAGCGTTGAGGACGAAGTTGCCGCGCTGGGCGCTGATGCCGTGGCGGAAAAGGCCATGACTGTGTTTCCCCGGCTGGAGGACGGCACCCCGTTCCTGTATGACTACCAGATCAAGGGCTTCTTCAAGGACACCTGCGGCGGTCTCCGCAAGGTCAAAGGCACTGCGTCCGAGAAAATCAAGGCTTACAAGAAGGAGATCGACAAGCTGATCTTCCCGGAGCCTCGCGTGATCCCGCTGGAGTTCGACGGCCCCGTTGGTGAGTGCCAGCGCCCCCTGAGAGCGCAGACGGCGCAGGGCGAGCGCATCAGCCTTGCCATGAGTGAGGAGATCCCCGCAGGCGCTACCTGTGAGTTCCGGGTTGTCTGCCTCTGCGACGATCATGAGAAGGCAGTCCGGGAATGGCTGGACTATGGCCGGTACTCCGGCATTGGCCAGTGGCGGAACAGCGGCAAGGGCCGGTTCGTCTGGGAGGAGATCCAGTAACGCGACGGAACGGTTGGGCATCGCCAGGCATTGCCGCGGAACAGCAAGGCGAAGCGCAGCAAAGGAAAGGACACGGCTCGTTCCGCAAAGCAACGGAAATGCGGGGCTACGCGGTGCCGCGGCAAGGCTGGGCGCAGCAATGATATGCAACGGAATAGCATTGCATCGAGGGGCTACGGAAGGGCCGCGAATCGTTCAGCAAAGCAACGGAAGGGCTTAGAGTCGATAGGCACCGCAAAGGAATAGACAGGTATTGAGCTGCAACGGCAATGCACAGAGAGGCAAGGCAATGCAATGGAATGGTTCAGAACGGTACAGAATCGCAGCGGAATTGCGTAGCCCAGCAATGCTTGGCGTAGCAACGGAAATGCAGTGATTTGCTATGCAAAGGCAACGCACAGAGAAGCAATTCAGCGCAAAGCCAAGGAAGATAAATGCAAAGAAAAGCGTAGGAAATGCTTAGATGAGAATGGCGGTGGAATAGCGGAGTTACGTATCGCTAAGAGCAGCAAAGGAATGGAATAGATAAGCTCGGCAGTGCGGCGTCACAGATCTGCCATGGATAGCAGAGGAAATGTTTAATAACAGGAGAATAAAAAGGTGAAGCACATGAATGAGAACTGGGCAATTTGCCATGACAACGGTATCGCGGGACAGCGCGGCGCAAGCGATGGTTTCACTTCCGAGGCGCAGGCCGTAAAATTTGCGGCAGAGATGGCGTCGCATGGCGTTACCATCTACGAAATCTGGCGTGTGGAATAAAAAATGCCCCGCCCGGTGTAGCAGACCGGGCAGGGCGGCGGAACAAATCTTAGGTTCAGATATGTGTCCTGTGGCTATTTTAGCACAGGGGAAAGGAAAAGGCAATGGCGAAGAAACGAAAAATCGAATACCGGATCATCTGGGTATCCCCGCCTGACCCGGTGAAGATCATGACGGAGTTCGGCAAGATCTGGTCGCGGGAGCATGGCCTTGAGTTTGACGGTGTTTACACCAAAGAGGGGGACATTAAGCAATGAACTGGAACCTGTTTTTTATGATCGTTGGCGTGGCCTATGCGGCCACTTGGGTATTCAAAATCGTGGATTTGATCGAGGGAGGAAACCCGCATGAGAAAGCATGAACGGCGCACCAGAGATCAGCGGAAGGCGGACGCCTCCGCATGGATTGGCTTTATGAGTTTTTTTGTACTGCTGCTGATCGCCATTGCGTATATGGTGGTGAGCGCGCGATGAACAGAAAGAACCGGCATGAGCGCCATCCGCTGGATTTCTGCCCGGTATGCGGCATGGACAGCGGTGAGCGGGTGCAGTCTACGGACGCACCGTTTAAGCACTATGTACGGTGTTCCACATGCGGTGCTATCACAGCGGGTTACGCCCAGCAATCCAACGCCACGAAAGCGTGGAAGAGAGGGGATGCGTGGAAATGAAAAGAAAGGTTTACCCGGTGTGCGAAAAATGTTCAACCGTTATAAATCCGAAATTGCATGTGGACATCGACGTGCGTCCACAATGCGATACGCGGGATGCCAAAGACGAAAACGGGAAGATAATCAAAGTCCCGTATTTGAGTTGGGGCAAATGTGTGAAGCTGCTGCACGAAAACGGAGCAAATGATGTGTGGTATGCGCCGGTGGAGTGTCCAACCACTCACACTTATCTTTGGCCCCAAGCAAAAGTGTCCACCAGCAAAGGGCGCGATACGGAATGCTGGTTTGTGCGGGTGCTGATCCACATTGATGATTTGGAATTTGTATACGATACGCCGCTGCTGAATGGATCCCTGGTGGTTTACACTGACACTCTGAACCAGTTACGGATCAACAATGCCCTTGCCAGAGCATTTGTGAAGGGCGTTGCCATCAGAACCGGTCTTGGATTTGACTTATGGGCAGAATCCGATGCGGATGACGGCGAAGATGATTTGAGCCGCCATAGCATCTGGGCCATCAAGGAGAGACTGGAACGGCTCATTACGGCAAAAGAGCAGCGGGGTCTTGACCACAAAGATCTGCTGCACGCATTGAATATCAACGAAAAACAGTTAGGCACAATGCTTGGATATTTCGCAACGATTGATAAGTTGGAAAAGGCTGTGATGCGGCTATGATCCACAACCATGACCGGAGCGGATGGTTTGGGGCATCAGACACAGCAATCATCATGGGGCGGTGGGACACGGAAACATTTCGCCGCTGGTGGCTGCAAAAAATAGGGGTTCGTAAAGAACATTTTACGACGCCCGCCATGCAGGCCGGAACGGCATATGAGCATCGCATCTTGTCAGCAATTGGCGTAAGAACAATGGACAAGCAGATCCGCATACGGCGATATCGGCTGCGGGTAAATTATGACGGCGAGTTTCCAGATACGATCATTGAGGTAAAAACCTACGGGAAACCGGTATTTAAGGTCAGTAAAGCATATTGGCAACAATGCCAGGTTGAAATGTTTGCCAGCGGCTACGGGTTTTGGAGACATCGGAAGCGATGCAACATTGTGGCATACCGTTTGACTGAGGCCGAAATGCAGAATTACTTTTTGGCGGTGGACACCAGGCGATTATCCAGCCATGAAGTCCAGTATGATGAGCGTTGGGTGAGAGACGCATATTTGCCAAGGCTTCGGTATTTGGCAAGATGCTTGCGGACAGGGCATTGGCCCAGCATGGAGGAATTTTATGGAGCAGGTTAACGCCACATCGTTCCGCTGGACGATGGATGCCGCCGGAGACTGGCTGTGCATCCAGACCAACAAGGCACGACAGGTGCTTGATGGACTGAAAGAGGGCAAATCCTATGACGTGGAGATTAAAGAACACCGGGAGAAGCGGAGCCTCGATTCCAACGCCTACGCATGGGTGCTGATTGACCGGCTGGCAGAGAAGCTGCACATACCTAAAACCGAGGTCTACCGGAGATACATCCGGGGGATCGGCGGGAACAACGAGACGGTGTGCATCCCGGATAAAGGCGTAGAGAAGCTACGGAGCGGTTGGGAGCATAACGGGCTTGGCTGGCAGACGGACACCATGCCCAGCACAAGCTCCCCGGCTGCACAAACGTTGTGCTGTACTACGGTTCCAGCACCTACGATACCGCTCAGATGTCCCGGCTCATTGACCTGATCGTGCAGGACTGCAGGGAACAAGAGATCGAGACCCTGCCTCCGGACAAGTTGGCAGGGATGATGGAGGAATGGGGATGCACAAAATGACAAAGGCCACGTCCATTCCGCAATCCGTGAAGGTTGTGGTATGGGCACGTGACAATCACCAGTGCGTGATCTGCGGGTCTCCCGCAGGCGCACCGGTGGCCCATGTGGTACGGCGTTCTCAGGGCGGCAGAGGGATCGAGCAGAACATTGCCACTCTCTGCCCCCGCTGCCATCGTCTGTTTGACGAGGGGCCATTACGAGACCGCGAGCGCATCTATGTGCGGCTGGTGGCGCACATGAAAGCATTTTACCCGGATTGGAACTGGGAGGACATGATTTACAGAAAGGGAGCTATTTCATGCTGAACAGAATTATTGTGATGGGCCGGATGACCCGTGACCCTGAATTGCGCCGCACCAACAGCGGCAACGCTGTAACCTCCTTCGCCGTGGCGGTGGATCGGGACTTCAAAACTCAGTCTGGTGAGAAGGAAACGGATTTCATCGATGTGGTGGCATGGCGCAACACCGCCGAATTTGTGAGCAAGTATTTCTCTAAGGGCCGCATGGCCGTTGTGGAGGGCCGCTTGCAGCTTCGTGACTGGACTGACAAGGACGGCAACAAGCGCCGCACCGCTGAGATTGTGGCCGACAGCGTGTACTTTAGCGATTCCAAGCGGGATGGTGGGGGCACGGTGCAGAGCGAACCGCAGGGCGGTTTCAGTGAGATCGAGGATGATGGCGACCTTCCGTTCTAAGGCGGTGGGTATATGCCGAACAGGATCATCAAGGATAGCATCAGGACGAGCAAAAGCATCAACGCAATGTCGGATTTCCAATTCCGATTGTGGGCGTACCTGATCACCTATGTTGATGATTATGGGCGCGGCAGCGCAGACCCGGAATTGCTCAAAGGCTTTGTATTCCCCCGCAGAAAAGGTGTGACTGAGGGAACGATCAGTAAGACGCTTGCAGAATTGGCGACCATAGGCTCTGTGATCCTCTATGAAGTTGACGGAGAACCGTACCTATGTTTTCCAAACTGGAGCGAACACCAGAAGGTGAGGAACAAAGTAAGCAAATTCCCGGCACCTGCTGACGGATTGATTACATCTGAAATCAATTGCAATCAATTGCAAGCAGGTGAAAGCAAATGCGCCCGTAATCCAATCCAGAATCCAGAATCCAGAATCCAGAATCCAGAAGAAGTAGGCGGCGAGCCGCAAACGGCATCCCCGCCGGTGGTTTCCATCCCCCTCAATGACGGCACTGAATATCCGGTGTCTCAGGCGCAATGCCAGGAATGGGCGGGTGTGTACCCTGCTGTCGATGTGATACAGCAATTGCGGGAGATGCGGGAATGGTGCCTGAATAACCCGGCGAAGCGGAAAACGGCGCGTGGTGTGCGCGGATTCATTACCCGCTGGCTGGCGAAAGAACAGGATCGCGGTGGCCGTAAGGGCGCGAAAGGCCCCGGCTTCAAATGCGAGGACGCTTGGGGGTATGTGTGATGATGCGGCTTGTGATCGACATTTACGATGGCGAGGACACGCAGGGCACGAAGGAGGCGGTAGCCATGCTGCTGGAGCCTCTGGGCCGCGTCCGGGTGGTGCAGGTCATCATTGACGGAAAGGAGGAAAAGCGGTGAACGTAGCCTATAACATGGACTGCATGGAGTATATGCGGACGCTGCAGGACAAGGCGTTTGATCTTGCTGTGGTAGACCCTCCATATTTCAGCGGGCCGGAGCGGCGCGGATATTATGGCTGCAAGGTCAGCAAAATCGGTGTGCACAGAGACTACCCCATATCGCCGAAGTGGGATATTCCGACACGTGAATATTTCGATGAGTTGGAACGTGTCGCAAAGCGCTATATCGTTTGGGGTTGCAACTATTTCGACTATCACTTTGCGCCGGGGCGCATTGTTTGGAACAAGTGCAACGAGGGCAGCTCTTTTAGCGATTGCGAGATCGCAGCCACAAACTGCCATGACAGCGTACGGCTTTTCCACTACATGTGGAATGGAATGATGCAGGGCAAAAGCATCGCAGAGGGGTTTATCCAGCAAGGGAATAAGGCGCTGAACGAGCAGCGCATTCATCCGACGCAGAAGCCTGTGGCGCTTTACGTGTGGTTGCTTCAGAAGTACGCCAAGCCCGGAGACAAGATACTGGACACCCACTTAGGCAGCGGTAGCAGCCGCATAGCCGCCTATGATCTTGGCTTTGATTTTGCTGGATGCGAGATCGACCCTCACTATTTTCAGGCGCAGGAAAAGCGCTTTGCGGAACACACGGCGCAGATCAGTTTATTTACTTGCGAGGAGGAGAAGCGGTAATTGCATTTGAGATCCCATACCCGGCAACAAAGCGCGGTAAAGCGGCGTGGAACAAGCGGTTTGGCCTGAACGCGTATTACGCCGGTAAGCATTGGTCGCAACGGAAGAAGGATGCAGAAGAACTGCATACATTGGCCCACTGGGCAATGCGAAAAGCAGGAATTACAAAACGCCTGGTAAATCACCCCGTCAAGGTGACGTTTTTCTGGAATGACAATTTGGACGTTGACAATCACGGCGCGCTGGGCAAGGCCTTTGTGGACGCGATGAAGGGCTACATTTTGCCGGACGACAACCCTGAGTGGTTCCGCGCCGTGGAACACAAATTTTGGAGCGGAGATACGATCCGCGTGGAAATTGAGGAGGCAGAATGATGGATGCTGTTGAGTTTTTGAAAGAACGAAGCAGAATGTGCAACGCACAGGGCGAGTGTGACACTTGCCCGATTACAACAGTGTGTGAAGATTATTTCCTAAACCACAACTATAACCAAGAAAATGCCGAGGGTATGGTTGCCACAGTTGAGCAATGGGCAAAGGAACACCCCGTCAAAACCAGGCAGAGTGAGTTCCTGAAGCTGTTTCCGGGAGCGGAGCCTACGAAAGACGGTGTCCTAGCAATATGCCCGAACGCATTTTCTCCCGTGTATAAGGACGAAAGGGGACTGTGCAAATGGCATTACGCTGAGTGCGATAACTGCTGCCGGAAATTCTGGCTTGCGGAGGTGGAGGACGTATGAAACTATTGATCGGCGGAAGTCCCTGCACACATTGGAGCATCGCACAGACGAAGAACCGCGAGACAGAGGCCAGCGGCATCGGCTGGGAGCTATTTCTAAACTACCGTATCGCCCGCGACAAGTACAAGCCGGATTTTTTTCTCTACGAAAACAACAAGTCCATGTCGCCCGCTATCCGGGCGCAGATCACGGCGGAGCTGGGCGTTGAGCCTGTCCTGATTAACAGTGCCCTGGTGAGCGCGCAGAACCGCCAGCGCCTGTATTGGGTGGGTAAGCGTGAGCCGGACGGCACATACAGCCAGGTGGCAGTGGAGCAGCCGGAGGACAGGGGTATTCTGCTACGGGATATTTTGGAAACGGGTATAGCATGGCAAGAAAAGAGTTACTGCATTGCGGCTACGGAATACAAGGGAAGCAATCCGCAGCAGACGCTTTCAAAGCATCGCCGCACGATGGTAGCGGAGCCGGTCAGAATCGGAACCATTGAGAATGACGCAAAGAACCAGACTTTTGACAGCCAGCAATACCGTGTTTACAGCCCGGACGCCAAAAGCGTAACCCTCTGCGGGAATGGCGGCGGCTTGGGCGCAAAAACCGGGCTTTATGCCGTCCCCGTCTGCGTCGGCGCCATGCCTAACAAGGACGGCGAAGTGGGCACCAGCCAAAGCCGCCGCATTTACAGTACCGACGGGAAAAGTGTTTCTCTGCAGGCAAGGCCGAACGGCGGCGGGGCCGACGGCGCGACCACCGGTCTGTATGCCGTGCCCGTTATCCCGGACGGGAAAGGGCAGTTTGTAATTAAGGCGGCAGGCGGAAAAGAAATCCCAGTTTACGAGGTTCGCGGCGGGCGGATCACCATTAAAGAAAAGACATACCCCATTAAACTGGCAGACGGATTTTACATCATTCGCAAGCTGACCGTGACGGAATGTAAACGCCTCCAGACCGTGCCGGATACATACGCCTTTCCCGTCAGCGACACCCAGGCGTATAAAATGCTGGGCAACGGCTGGACCGTGGACGTGATTGCCTACATTATGAGCCATTTTACCGGGCTGACGGAGGAGCCGGTGAAAGTGCTTTCCATGTACGACGGCATGAGCTGCGGGCATATCGCGCTGGACAAGCTGGGCGCGGAGATCACCGCCTACTATGCAACCGAGATCGACAAGTACGCCATTCAAACCACACAGCACAATTACCCGGACACTGTACAACTGGGCGACGCGTTTCAGGTGCGGGACAATAATTGGGGGGTTAAGGAATGAGCGATTTGGAGCAGACCGCCATCGAGCGACTGAAAGCGGCATCGGATATGAGCTTACGGCTTTTTGAGCAGCCGTTAGTGATCACCTACTCTGGGGGGAAGGATAGCGATGTGCTGTTGTATCTGGCAAGGGCCAGCGGCATCCCATTTGAGGTATTGCACAGCCTGACCACGGCGGATGCTCCAGAGACGGTGCGCCATGTGTACGATACGTTTTATCGACTGGAATGCAAGGGCATCAAGTGCGACGTGGACAAGCACGTCCAGCCGGACGGCTCCCGTATGACCATGTGGAAACTGATTCAAAAGAAGCTCATGCCGCCCACACGCCTGATGCGGTACTGTTGCTCTGCTCTTAAAGAGGGGGGAGGAAAGAATCGGTTTATCGCTACGGGTGTTCGCTGGGCGGAATCCACGGCCAGAAAACGCCGCGGCGGCTTAGAGGTATTAACGTCTAAGCCACAAAACAAATTGATCCTATCAAACGATAATGACGAGGATCGCCGATTATTTGAAACGTGCCAGCTCAAGGGGAAACGAGTAGTAAACCCCATTGTGGACTGGCAAACGGCAGATATTTGGGATTACGTCGGCGCAGAAAAAATACCCATGAATCCGCTGTACTGCGAGGGATTCTGCCGGGTTGGCTGCATTGGCTGTTTTATGGCATCCAAAACCAGAATCATGGAATTTGCCCGCTACCCAGAGATCAAGGCAGCGTGGATACGTTCGTTTGACAAAATGGTGATCATACGGATCGAACGGGGCATGGAAGCATACTCTTGGCGCTCCGGCGTGGATGTATTTCATTGGTGGATGGAGGACGGCGTTTTGCCGGGGCAGGAAGTTCTTGGAGGGTTTGAGGAATGACAAACTTTGAGTTTTACACGAAAAACGCAGCCAGATTGGGGGAGCTGATCGAAAAAGCCGTGGATGACGCGCTGGAAGCAAAGGGCTGCTCACTTGATCTGAAATACCCAGAGAAGCTATCCAATGCCGATGATGCCCGCATGGTGACGTGGGCAAGCTGGCTGAATGAAGAAATGTGAGGATGAACTATGAGAGATACAAACCTCGTAAATGCGCTGCGTGAGCATGCGGAATGGGCGCGGACAAATGAGTGGGAAACGCTCATTACCCTGTGCGATGATCTGGCGGGAGCCGCTGACTTGATCGAAGCGCGGGCGAAAGAGATTGACGCACTGCGGAACGAACTGTGCCTGAAATGCGGAAACTACACGCTGGCCCATGAGGGGGCCTGTAACGGATGTCGGTGGAGGAGGGAGGAAAGAACATGACGAAGCGTTTTTGTGATCTTTGCGGAAAAGAAATATTCAAGATTCAGGACACTTATAGAGTCATCGTGGATAACAACACAGACATCAACTGCGCAAGCGACCCGAACATAGTGGATGTGAGGGAAATATGCCCTGCCTGCGCAAAGCGTATCCACCAGACTGTGCAAGAGCTGAAGCAGGAGGGCTGACAATGGCTGACCAAATGCAGTTATATGACACATCGGAGAAACAATCAAGTAACAACACAGGTAAAGCTAAACGGAAGTGGGAAAATGGTTTCCAGAGATGGAGCAACCGGCACAGTGCAGATGGTGGTAGCTCTTTTGGGTGCTGTGGATTCGGCAGTATGTGTGACTATTGTGAGGATAATTCGTATGGATGCCCGTGTGTCAGGTCGCTGAACGCCATGATCCGCGAAAAGCGTCTGAAAATCGATTACGAAAAGACTGGTTATGAAGAAGTATGGGAGGGGATTTTTGACGATGGCTGAATACATTAAGCGGGAAGCAACGATTAAGGCGATTGTTGACAGCAGAAACAGGTATTATAACAGTGCGAGCAACCAATATTTAGTCGGGCGTTGTGATGGCTTGGATATTGCGGCTGGACTGCTTCGCGTGGCCCCCGCCGCCGACGTGGCCCCGGTGGTGCATGGGCGGTGGATACATAGCCGATACGAGGACTGTTCTGAACAGTTTGAGCTTGTGAAGTGCTCCCAATGTAATCATGAGGCGTATGCGATGGCCATCTATGTTCACGACGGCAATTACTGCCCCAACTGCGGGGCCAAGATGGACGGAGGTGACAGCGATGCGAAATCCGTGTAAGGACTGCATTTATTACCACAAAAAGAATAAAACTTGTCAGTCAAAGAAATGCGCCACTGGTAGAAATGGAAAAGTGTCTTGGATTGATAGATTGTTTTGTTCTCCATGCAAGAAGATGGACGGCGAGAGAAAGGACGGCGGGGATGGCTAAACAATCCGGGTATTTGCAGCGGCGGGAGGCGGAGCTGGATGCCACCTTCAACGCCGGGGCGGCGATGGCGATGCAATTCGCCATGGACACGCTCCAGATGGCCCTCCACCAGACGGAGGGCTGGGGCTACGATCGGATCATGCGGATCACCCATAACGGGGTTGCCGTTCAGCGGGAGTACAAACCGGCGCTGGACTGCCGGAACCCGGAGGCGGACGTCCGACGGGTGCACATGGACAGGGTGCTGGCGCAGATCATCAACGGGAAGGCGGAGCTGATCCCCTTTGAATCCAGATACCCGGAAATCAAAAAGATCAAATATAGGAGGTAAGAAAATGTATAATTCAAACAATGGGAACGTGGGCGTTGCGCCAACTTGCAACTCGGCCTATGAGCCGAATTGTGTGAAGGAACCCCGATTAGTTGGGATGAACGAATCACTTTTAGTCCTGCAGGACCGTAATAAAAAAATGCGTGAGCTAATCTGTGAAATTCGAAGTGGGCTGTTTGGCCTTAACCAGCCGGAATGGAACACGCCTGAATGCAATTGCGCTCAAGATGTTACGAATGATTGCAATGCGATTTCCACGCAAAGCATTGAACTTCTAATGGACATCCTGCGAGGGCTAAACGGTGATTGATGGGAGGTAACTATGCAGAAGGAAGATATATCGCTCCTGCGCATCTACGCGAAGAATGATATGAATTGCGTGAAAACCGCAAAGGAGATGAATATCCATCAAAGCAGCGTGATCTATCGGTTTGGGAAGATCAAGACAGAAACCGGGCTGGATGCGCGGAAGTTCTGGGACTTGGTGAAGCTGCTGGAAATGGAGGAGTCATGAAACTTGGACAGGTGGTTCGGGCCAGATTCAAGTCCATACCGTCGCAGCTGGAACGGCAGCACCTGACGTATGAGCAACTGTATCCGTTCCGGCGTGGAGAGGTAATTTACATCCACCCAAAGGGCCGATTTGTCAGTGTGCGGACAGAAACGGCGGGCGGCCCCGTGGTAGAGAATTTCCGGCTATGTGAGGTGGTTATGTGAGTACATTCCCGGAACGGCTGCAGCGGCTTCGAGAAAGCAGGCACCCGGTTGTCAGCCGGTATGTAGCATCCGAACTGATGGGGCTGAGCCGGGATGCATTGAGACGGTACGAGCGAGGCACGCGAGAACCGGGGCTGTCGGAGCTGAAACAGATCGCTGAGTATTACAACGTCAGCCTTGACCAGCTCTGCTGGGACGAGGGTGAGCGAAACACTTAATTGTACAGAAAATAAATATTTCAAATTCCTCCATTTGGAGGAATGTTGACGAACAGATGTGCGAGAATGAGGGTGCGGGGTTATATCCGTATCCTCATTCTTTCCATCCCTTCTTTCCTCCTGACCCCGGCGGACGCCGGGGGTATGCAGGCGTAGCTCAGTCGGTAGAGCACCGGACTTCGTGAGCCGGTATGTCGTGGGTCCGAGCCCCACCGCCTGTGCCAGAGGCTGGGTAGCACCCGGACAATGTGAGACCGTTCGTCGTGGCTCACATGGAAATGACAATGCCCGCTGAAAACTGCGCTTGTCTTGATGCGTCAAGACCGGTTTGACCAGACGGAATAGGGGCTGCGACTTTTCGGAGCGTAGTTGCCGGTAGCGTGTGACAATCTAAGCGGGAAGACGGACAATATGCGGCATAGGTGCCCCGTAAGGGGAGACCACAGCGAGTGACGGGGACTTTCCCCGAAGCGCTAAAGCAGGGCAGGACTGCAATACCGTACCATCCCGGCCAGCGGGCGAGGAAGCGTAAAAAGCTAAGTATTAGGCGGCTGGTATAATTGCCAAGTTCCTGATGGCTGGTAGGAAGGCGCAGCGCAGCCGGGAGCCGATAAAAAAAGATCTTGCGTACCATGTTTGAATCGGGGAGATCCGGACACGCAAGATGTGTATGCCCTTCGGGGCGGGTAAAGTCTGCTATGTAAGGCCAAGGGGTGGGGGCTGGTAGCAAATAAATGTGCGAGGTGGTGATGAGTGGCATTAACAGCAAAGCAAGAGCGATTTGTGCAAGAATATCTTGTGGATTTGAATGCTACACAGGCAGCCGCAAGAGCAGGGTATAAGAACGCCGAGAAAGGTAGGCAGTTGGTTACGAATAGTAACGTTTCAGCTGCTATCCAAAAAGCAAAGGCGGAAAGGCAGAAGAGGACGGAAGTAACGCAGGATTATGTGATTGAGAAACTTAAAGAAATCGCGGACAAACCTGCGTCTGATTGCACAGAAAGCGATCTGAAATATGCGAACAAGCTAAAGGCACTCGAAATGCTTGCAAAGCATACGGGCGTGTTCGACAAGCAAGACAACACGAGCGCCGATTCCGTTGTTAAGGTGATTATCGATGTCTGATATTCGTTTGTCCGAGAAAATCGGCCCAGCGTTTTATGACATTGCGCATGACATTTTCCATCATGGTCACACGTACTACGATTTTAGCGGCGGGCGCGGTTCGCTGAAATCCTCCACAGTCTCAATTATCGTTCCGCTTCTGCTGGTTGGCAATCCGGGAACGCATGCGCTTGTGTTGCGCAAGGTGGCAAATACAATCCGCGATAGCGTGTATGCACAGTATATCTGGGCAATCGGCGAGCTGGGCATGGCGGCGTATTGGGAAGCGAAAGTATCCCCGATGGAGCTGATCTATAAGCCGACAGGCCAGAAGATCATGTTTCGCGGCGCTGATGATCCGATGAAGATCAAGTCTATCAAGGTGCCGTTTGGCTACATTGCCGTGACGCACTTTGAAGAGAAAGACCAGTTTGCCGGTCGCGCGGAAATCCGAACCATTTTACAGTCCACCATGCGTGGCGGATCGGTGTTCTGGAACTTCGAGAGTTATAACCCGCCGATCTCGCGCGATAACTGGGCGAACAAGGACAGCTTAGAAGAACGCGCTGACCGGCTGTGCCACAAATCAACATATCTGCAAGCACCGCCTGAGTGGTTGGGAGAACAGTTTCTTGCAGAAGCGGAACACCTGAAAGAGACGGACGAGCGAGCATATCAGCACGAATATCTCGGTATCCCGGTAGGGACCGGTGGGAATGTGTTTGACAAGCTGGAACTGCGGGAGATTACCGATGAAGAAGTCAAGAGTTTCGACCGCATCTATCAGGGAGTGGACTTCGGCTGGTTCCCAGACCCGTTTGCTTTTATCCGGCTGCATTATGATCGGGCGCGAGAGACCATCTATCTGCTGGACGAGATTTACCAAAACAAATTATCCAACGAGCAAAGCGCGACCATGATTAAGCAGCGCGGATATAACAACATTAGGACAATCTGCGACAGCGCCGAGCCGAAGAGCGTTGCTGATCTCCGCGCAATGGGGCTACCTGCGTATGAAGCGGTCAAAGGCCCCGGTTCTGTGGAATATGGCATGAAGTTTTTGCAGCGGAGAACGATTGTTATTGATAGGCGACGCACACCGCACGCTTACGATGAATTTGTTGGATACGAATACGAACGAAACAAAGACGGTGACATTATCAGCGGATACCCAGACGCGAACAACCACCTGATTGACGCGACCCGGTATGCGTTGGAGCCTGTCAGCCGCAGAATGGGAGTTATTGCATGAGCAGTGCAGTTATCCAAAAGTTAAAAGAGCTTGGCTATACAACGATCTCTGAAGAGTTTTATGGGCAAGTTGATCTGTGGGAATCGTGGTACGTTGGTAAAGTGAAGGGCTTCCACCAGTACCGCAGATATAACGGCCACAAGTGGACTAAACACAATAGAGCAACGCTCAGCATGGGGAAAAAGGTCTGCGAGGACTGGGCGAACCTGCTCATGAACGAAAAAGTCAAAATCACGCTTGAGGGCAAAAAAGAACAGGATTTCATCGATCGCGTTTTGGCGGAGAACAATTTCACAGTCAAAGCTAATGAGATGCAGGAGATGAAATCCGCACTGGGGACGGTGGCATATATACCCCGCGTGACGGGGCAGGGCGTGACGGATTCCGGAGAGATCATCCCCGGTGACGCGTCCAGCATTGTGATTGATTATGCCACGATGCATGACATTTACCCACTTGCATGGCAGAACGGCTTTATTTATGATTGCGCTTTTACTTCCAGGGTTACGCGAGACGGAAAGAATTATGTGTATTTCCAGATCCACCGCAGAGCGAATGATGGGACGTATGTAATCGAAAACCGAATTTACCGATACCAGAACGAACAGTTGTCCGATGAAGATTTGAAGAATGTTTCCGGGTTTGAGCATATTCCCCCTGTGGTATACACCGGAAGCAATAAACGGCAGTTTGTAATTGACAAGCCGAACATTGCAAACAACTTCAATTATCTTTTGCCTGTTGGCATTTCCGTTTTTGCAAATTCCATTGATGTTCTTCGCGGCGTTGATACTGCGTACGACTGCTACGTCAATGAGTTTGAAAACGGCCCTATGATGATGATGGTCAAAATGCCAGCGACAAAGTATGAAGACGGTGAACCGACACTGGATGACAATGACAGGCGGTTTTACCTTCTCCCGGAAGATACACAGCAGGGTAGCGTTGTTGAGACCGTTGCACCGGAACTTCGGACGGCTGCGCTGAATGTCGGCCTGCAAGACCAACTCAATATGCTTTCCAGCAAATGCGGGTTCGGTGAAACCTATTACCGTTTTGACGGCGGCAGCGTAGCGACTGCCACGCAGGTCATCAGCGAGAACAGCACCATGTTCCGCACGATCAAGAAGCATGAAATTATCCTTGAGCAGGCATTGACTGAGCTGTGCCGTGTTCTTCTCCGGCTTGGGAATACTGCAATGAATGCAAGGCTTGACGAAAATGTAGAAATCTCCATCGACTTCGATGACAGCATAATTGAGGACAAGCAAACCGATTTTTCCCGCGATATGCAGCTTTTGCAGGCGGGCATCATGAACGACTGGGAGTTCCGCATGAAGTGGATGAATGAGGACGAGGCGACCGCAAAGGCTGCGCTGCCGAAGATGCAGGACATGACAACCGAAGGACAACAGGAGGTAGAGTAATGGGCGGCAGAGGCAAAGCTGGTGGCGGCATTGGAGCCGGAGAATTTGGGCGTGGGCGCGGTATGAGCCTTGCGCGGTTTTTGTCACAGCAGGATATTAACCGAGCAAACGCTGCGTCTGTCACTGATATGGGCGATATTATCAGGCGCACATTTGAGCGCAACGCTGCTGAGATCAATGGGCTTGAGCTGTCGGACGCTGAAAAGAAAGACGCCGTAAAGCAGATGGCAATTCTCGCAACAACGGCGCTCAAAACGGCGGCAGGAGCAGTCAATCCTTATGCAAGTGGGCCTGCACGCCTGACAACGGCGCAGAAAACAGGAAGCGCCGCAGACAGAGCTGCAAGAGCGCGCGGTGAAATGGATAGCTACATGCGGAAATTGCGTGACCAGTCCACTAAAAACCGCAAAGCAGCAGAAAACAAGGCGTTTTCCAATGCCTTTGTAACAGCGCAAAAGTCCGGCGCGTTGGAAGTTACGGTAAACGGCAAGAAATACCGCAGAAATAACAAGCGCAGCGGTACATGGCGCCCGGTATGATTAACTTTGAAAATCTCGACAAGTTTATATTCCCCGGCGTGGGCAAGTACGACATTCCGCAGATCGAGCCGGTCAAGGCGTATCCGCAGGGAGAGTTTATCCCCGTGAATTACCATTACACGGCGAAAAACCCGGCGAGTAAGATCGTGCATTTCTTTGTGGATGATTATCAATTCATCCGATACTGGAACACGCCTGACAAGTACATTCCAAAACTGACGCAGTTTGCGGCGGTGTGCGCGCCGGACTTCTCCACATACACGGATATGCCGCTGGCGATGCAGATATATAACCACTATCGCAAGCACTGGTTGGCGGCATATTGGCAGATGCACGGCATGACGGTTTATCCCTCTATCTCATGGAGCGACAAGAACAGTTACGATTGGTGCTTTGATGGCGAGCCAGTCGGCGGGATTGTTGCGGTTAGTTCGGTAGGCACACAGCAAAACAAGGAAAGCAAGCGTCTTTTTCTGCGCGGCTACGAGGAAATGATGAAGCGGCTATCGCCGGAATGGGTGATATTCTACGGCAGAGTGCCGGAAGAGTGCGACTGGAATGTTATTCGCATGAAGCCGCACTATGACGAGATCGTGAAGCGGAGGGTGCAAAATGAAATATCCGTTCACGCCGGAACTGCTTGACGCGTTCCCAGAAGAACTCGCCGAACTGTACCGTGCTCTTGAGGATACGTTACTCGACGAGATATGCAGCCGCTTGAAACTGGCAAATCAGCTTAACGAGGTCACAGTACAGGATATTCGGGCACTGCGGTCCCACGGCATCGACCTAAAGGAAATCAAGAAAGCAATCCGCGAGACTTCCAGCATCAGCAAAACGAAGCTGGACAAGCTGCTGGGCGATGTGGTCGCAAAGAACCAACAGTATTACACCGACCTGATCGACCTTGCGCATATCACCCAGCCGGAAACGCTGGTTGATGCTGTAGAAGTTTCGGCGATCAGGGCGCAGACACTCGATACATTCCGCAACCTAACTGCTTCCATGGGATTTCTGGTGGACGCTGGGCGCACGATGCTCCCGCCTGCCAAAGCGTACCAATGGGCGCTTGACAGCGCAGCGTTGCAGTTGCAAAGCGGTGCAATCAACTACAATCAGGCGATTAAAACAGCTGTGAAGGAACTTGCGGACAGCGGTCTAAAAGTGGTTAACTACGAAAGTGGTCATCGGGATCATGTCGACGCTGCCGTGAGAAGAGCTGTAATGACCGGTGTATCTCAAATCTGTGCTAAATACACGGAGCAATCCGCAGAGTATCTGGATACTCCATACTTTGAAGTATCGGCTCATATTGGCGCACGCGATAAGCCGGGGCCGTCACCGTGGTCATCGCATAAGGATTGGCAGGGCCGTGTTTACAGCGTCCGCACGGGGGATATTTATCCGAGCATCTATGAGGTGTGCGGCCTGGGTGCTGTTGACGGGTTAGAAGGAGCCAACTGCCGCCACAGGCGGTACCCATGGGTTGAGGGCGTGTCCGAGCGCACCTACACGGATGAACAGCTGGAACACATCGATGATGGCCACGGCTGCACGTTTGATGGCAAGGATTACACGGCATACGAGGCAACCCAGATGCAGCGCCGCATTGAGCGGACCGTTAGAAAGCTAAAGCGCGAAAAAGCCGCCTACAAGGCCGCAGGATTGCATGAAGATGAGACTGCGGTAAACATACGGCTACGGCGGTTAAACGCCAAATACAAGGCGTTCAGCGCGGAAGCTGGCCTGCCGGAGCAACCGGAGCGGATGCGCGTCTATTTCACGGATGACGCAACGTTAAAAATGGCAAATGCCATGAAAACGCATCGGGCGGAAGTGGCAGCGTCTAACGCTAAAGACGATAGCGACACTCTCAAGTTTTTCGGCGCAGACGCAAGAGATAACTTGAATTCTATTGTGAAAAGACGTACAATAAAGCTGGAAAATGGCTTTGCTTGCTTCCCGGACAGTGACCCGCTGAATGAAAACGTTAAAATGGTAAAACCTCTTAAAACGTATTTTGACGTCGCTATGCACGGAAGCCAGACGGCAGTCGGATTTGGCACAAAAAAACTCAATATGTCACCGCGCTTACTTGCCGCAGTCATTCGGCATAGTAATGGGTGGAACGGCCAGAAAGTTCGTTTGCTATCTTGTAGCACAGGCGCACGCATGGAAAACGATTATTGCTTCGCAGAAGAGCTGGCAAATGCACTTGGCGTTGAAGTAAAAGCCCCGGACGATGTGCTTTATATTTCCGGTGCTGGCGTACTGAAAGTAGGAACGCATGGGGAAGGAAATATTTTGACGTTTACCCCAAATCAAAGAGGAAGGAGAAAGTGACATGGATTTCGGTTTTTTTAAAGGATTGCCATACAAGAATTCTATTGAGAATTTTGAAGACTATAAGAAATACAAAAACAGTATCCCCAAAGAAGCGATTTTAAGCCACATTTCCTCCCTCGATGCCGGGCTGACATCGCTGCCCAGTTTTGATATGTTTACTGGCGAAGAACTTCACGCAGGTATGTTTTGGGACGGTAAATTCACCTTTCCGTATGAGTTCCTGCATTACTACAAGAATTATGACATTGGCGTCCCCTATGAGTATGAAGCATATTTGAAAGAAATCGGGGTAGGCTAATGGATGATAAACTGATGCAGGCCATCGAGGCTATTATCCGGCGCGGCAATGACGCGGAGATCCGGCGCAAGGGTGACGGGTACATCGTGTTAGAGGTTAAGAAAACAATCAAATATTCAACTCCCGCGTAATTGGGCACGGGAAAGGGCAATAGGAGCCAACGACTGAGGTTTTCTCGGTGGTTGGCTCTTTTGTTGTAATACGCAGTGGGGAATGACGCTGTGGGATAAAGGAGAATAAAAAAATGGCAGACGAAATTAGGACTTTTGATGAAATACTGGCTGACCCCACCTACAAGGCGGAGTTTGACAGGCGAATCACAAAGGCACTTTCGACTGTTCAGAGCAAGCTGGACGCGGAAGTGGAAAAAAACAAGCAGTTTTTAGCAAACGGCAACGCGGAAACGGACGCACTCAAAAAGGAGATCGAGGGCTACAAGTCCAAGATTGCCGATTATGACTACGCAGACGTTATCCGTAAAACGCTTTCTGAGAAAGGCGTGAAGTTTAGCTCTAAAGCTGCCGAGAAGGCGTATTTGGCAGACCTGAAAGCAAAGCATCTTGAGATCAAAGACGGCGCGCTTGATGGGTTTGACAAATGGCACGAGGAACAAGTCAGCGCCGATCCGTCCGCGTTTCAGGATGGCGTAAAAATTGACTGGTCCGCTGCTGTTGGCGGCGGTGAAAAGAAAACTGACACCAATGCCGCGATGAACAACCTGATTCGCGGCGCACTCAAGTAACGAAAAGGAGAAAACAATATGGCAAGTATTGATCGTTCCGCACTTTCTGGCCTGATCCCGGAACCCGTAACCCGCGAGATCATGCAGGGCGCTATCGCTGAATCTGCCGTTCTGCGCATGGGCCGCAGACTGGCGAATATGTCCAGCAAGACGCAGACCATCAATGTGCTCGACGCGCTTCCCTCCGCGTATTTCGTCAACGGCGAGGCCACTGACGGCGGCGCCGGTGAGGCATTCAAGCAGACCACCAAGATGGCGTGGGACAAGAAGAAGCTGTACGCCGAGGAGATCGCTGTTATCGTCCCCATCCCCGAGGCTGCTCTCGATGATGCGGACTATGACATTTGGGGCGAGGTCAAGCCCCGCCTGACCGAGGCTTTCGGCAATGTCATTGACGGCGCTATGCTGTTTGGCAAGAATAAGCCCAGCACCTGGCGTGATGGCATTGTGCCCTCTGCTATTGCTGCGGGAAATGGTGTTCCTGTCAGCTCTGACATTTACGCCGACATCATGGACGAGGGTGGTCTGATCTCCAAGGTCGAGCTGGACGGCTTCAATCCCAACGGCGTGATGTCCGCTATTCAGATGCGCGGCAAGCTCCGTGGGCTGAAAGACACCACCGGTCAGCCTATTTTCAAGACCGATATGCAGGGCGCTACCCGCTACGGCCTCGACGGCATGGACATGTACTTCCCCATGAACGGCGCGTTCGACCCTGCGCAAGCACAGATGATCGTCGGCGATTGGAGCCAGCTCGTCTATGCCATCCGCCAGGATATGACTTTCAAGGTGTTCACCGAGGGCGTTATCCAGGACCCCGCCACGAAGGAAATCGTTTACAACCTCATGCAGAACGATATGGTCGCACTGCGCGCTGTCATGCGCCTTGGCTGGGAGATTGCAAACCCCATCAACGCTTACAACGCAGAAAAGGTGAACCCGTTCCCCTTCTCCGTTTACGGCAAGGGCGGTGCTATCTCCACCGTTGCTGTGTCCCCTGCTACCGCCACCGTAAAGAAGGGCGAGAGCAAGCTGTTTACCGCCAAGGTTGACGGTGAGGGCATCATCAACGGCGAGGTTGAATGGTCTCAGGATGGAACCAAGAGCAAAATCAGCGATGAGGGCGTCCTGACTGTCTCCGCTACCGAAACCAAGGGCAGTATTACCGTTACCGCCAAGTCCAAGCAGGACGGCACAAAGACCGGCACTGCCACTGTCACTGTTTCTGGCTAATTTGAAAGGAGCTGACCCAATTGACATACGCTGATTACACATACTACTCCGGTGTCTATATGGGCACTGTAAGCAGTGGGGATTTTCCGCGTCTGGCTGTCCGGGCCAGCTCCTTCCTCGATTATTTCACGCAAAACCGAGCCAAGGACAACGCGGATCTGGATGCGGTAAAGATGTGCTGCTGTGCGCTGGTTGACAAGTACGCGGTTATCGAAGCCGCGCAGGCGCTTGCAATGAAGAACCTTGCGAGCGCTGCCGCTAATGATACAGAAGTCAAAAGCGAAACGGTTGGCGGTTATTCCCGCACACTGGCGACCGGCGGCGAATCTGCCGTTTCTGCGCTGAACGCTACGGATGGGGCAAGAAAGCTGCTCGCAGAGACCTGCATGGAGTATCTTGCCCACACTGGCTTGCTGTACCGAGGAAGGGGGTGCGGATCATGTACGCTCCCCACACTGTAACGGTCTACAATCCGGTCAAAGAAACCGACAAGGAGACGTTTCAGGAAACGCAAAAGCTGTATGTGACCGTACTTCGTGGCGTGATGCTGCAAGCGTCTAAGGCGGTTAACGTGCGCGAGAGCGGCCTTGCCGGAGCGGATGCGGTTGACCTCTACATTCCGTTTGACGTGGAAGCCGTGGACGGCTTTACTGGCAAGGCAAAAACCTATGCCGGTCCGCAGCGGTTTTACGCAGCGGAGGACAAAACCGACCTGTGGACGCTTTCTGTCAAAGGCAACGGCGGGACAACGTTTTTCATCAAAGGCGAGTTTGTGACGGATAACGAAACCGTGGCGCTGGCTCAAGACAACTGCTACACCGTGACCAAGGTTGACGAAAAGGATTTCGGCAGCGTTGATATGCAGCACTGGCAGGTCGGAGGCGTGTGATATGGCGTTGAAATTTTCCGTTCAGACGGACGGCATGGACGCTGTAAAAGAGGCTGTTTCCAAGGGCTGTGATCGCGCAGAACACGTTCTGGCGGTGCAGGTCGCCAAAGATACCGCTCCGTTTGTGCCTATGCTCACAGGCTCTCTTAGGACGCGTACAAGGGTAACGGGAAACACGGTTGTTTATCCAGGGCCGTATGCCAGATATCTGTACTACGGCAAACTGTACGTTGACCCGCTGACCGGAAGCTCTTATGCACGGAAGGGCGTTACAAAGGTTCCGGCAGTGCCAGAAAAGGATTTGATTTTCCACAGACCGGGAACCCGCTCCCATTGGTTCGAGGCGTCCAAGGCTCAGAACATGAAAAAGTGGGTGCGTGTAGCAGAAAAGGCGGTGAAGCATGATCTCTAAAGAAAAACCTGTGATGCTGGCATCCAGCAGCGAAAAAGCAGATCTTGACCGCCTGATGCTGATTTGGGCAAACCGCTTTCCCGGTATCCCGGAGAATGTGGATCTGATCAAATACGAGTATTTCGCGGCGAAAACGGTAGGGATGGCGCTTTCCTCCGTTCAGGGGGCCGTTATCACCAAGAAGTATATCTGCGGTGGATATCAGGCGGAGTATTCGTTTGAAATCCACTACCAGATTGCACCACCCGGCAAGAGTGACGATACACGCTTGAAGGCGGTTGAAGTGCTGAACAAATTTGCGGACTGGGCGCAGATGCAGCGACCGGACATTGGAGAGGGCAGGCGCGCCCTCCGCGTTGAGACTTCTGCGTTTGCATCGTATCTCGGCGCGACAAGCGACCAATACGAGGACTACATGGTCCCGCTAAAACTGATTTACGAGGTGAATGTATAATGGCAGATTTAACTTTTGCGACGCCCGAAGGTCAGACCATTGACCGCGAGCTTTTGATCGCGTATCTGAATACCGGCTCTAAGGAAGCTCCCGCTTGGAGCGCCATCGGTAAGCGCGTAGAGGATTCCAGCGAAGAGATGGACTGGGGTCAGGAGAGCAAACAGGACATCCTGGGCAACACCTTCACCACCATGAAGAAGCCCGTTATTTCCCAGACCTTTGATCCCATCCCTCTGGATGCTGGTGACGCTGCTGCGGTGAAGATGTGGAACCTTGCCGTCAAGGATCATGACGCGCAGGCTCTTGCCAATCAGGACATGATGATTGGACACTTCTACGCTACGTCCGGCGAGGCGAAGTTTGCCGAGCGGTATGATTCCTGTGCTATTGCCGTGACGGGCATAGGCGGCGACGGCGGCGGTACGCTCAACATCACGAGTGAGATCACCTACGGCGGCAATCGTACCCTGGGCACCATTACCAAGGATACCAGTGGTGTGACCTTTACGGCAGGGGCTTAAAAACAAAGGGGCGGGCGCAAACCCGCCCCAATTTCGGAGGCTATTATGAAAGACCTGATTTTCGATACCGGTTTAGTTACCTACAACATCAACGGAAAATGCGAATTCTCCTTTAACCCCACCGACAGCGCTTTTGTGGAAAAGCTGTTTAACGCCTTTGACATCCTCGACAAGAAGCAGGATGCGTACAAGGCAGAGGTGGAAAAGACTGCCAACAAGCGGGAAGTTTTTGAAACCGCCCGGAAGATGGACGAGGAAATGCGCGAGATCATCAACGATGTGTTCGGCTTTGACATTTGCTCTGCCCTGTTTGGCGAGATGAACGTATATGCGCTGGCGGACGGCCTGCCTGTGTGGGCGAACCTGATGCTTGCCATCATGGATGAGGTTGACACCACCTTTGCCCGTGAGCAGAAAGCCACCAACCCCCGCGTGAGCAAGTATACGAAGAAGTACCACAAATGAGGTACGATCTGCCGACTGCCGTAGAGGTAAACGGCACTGAGTACCAGATACGCTCTGACTATCGCGATATCCTAACGATCATTGAGGCACTGTCTGACGCTGAGTTGTCGGAGGAAGAAAAGGCCGAGGCCATGCTTGACATTTTCTATCCAGACTTCGCGGAAATGCCGCAGAGCTACTACGAGGAAGCGATCAAGCAATGCGCAAAATTCATCAACTGCGGCGAAGAGCAGCGTGAAGAAAAGCGTGGGCCGAAGCTGATGGATTGGCAACAGGACTTTCCCCTGATCGTTGCCCCAGTCAACCGCGTTCTGGGACAAGAAGTCAGATCTGTTGAGTATCTGCACTGGTGGACGTGGGTATCCGCGTATCAGGAAATCGGGGATTGCACCTTTGCCCAGGTTGTGGGAATCCGCAACAAAAAGGCAAAGGGGAAGAAACTGGATAAAAGCGAACAGGAGTTTTACAAGCAGAACCGGCACCTGGTTGACTTCAAGCGGCAGTATACGGAACAGGACGAGGACGTTATCAGCAAATGGATATGAAAACCGCCCTCCGGAAAGGGCGGCTGATTGGTGGCTTATTTTTCTACCAATTCTGCATCAATGCTGACTGTTTTGGGGTCAAAAGTCAATTTATATGTTTTTGACTCGCAAACATTCAGCTTAAATTTTTGGCTTGAAACGCATCCGCGAGCAATCGAAATTGTGTGGAAGCCAAAATCGAGACGTAGAGAAACGGGCGCGTCCAAATTATACCCGGTTTTTTCTCCATCAATAATTAAAATTGATTTCCCCTCCATAACTGAACGAGGGCGTTCACATTCCACATAAAAGTTTGGCGAGTTTGAACTATTGGCATTTACCAAATTAGACATTTTCTCCACTAAGGATTCCGATCTCTTTTGGAATAATTCATCTGGGATTATACCAGAATCGTGCAAATCTTTTAGTTTTTGCAATTCGTCCAAAATTGACCCGCTTGTTTGAGTATCATCACTTTTGTTCTGGCTTGTTTGGTTTGAAATTGCAATTAACTTATCAAACAATTCTTTTTCCTTTTTCTTGTTTCCTGTGGGGGGAGTCGGCGTACATTCAATTACAGCGGTAGTCCCGTCTGCATATTCGACAAAAAAACTATAAAGAGAAAAGTTTGAGGTATGAAACAACAAAGTTTCTTCCGCTTGTCTAACGCCAAGGAGCTTTGCGGATTTAATTTTGCTTGGTTTTTTGCTAAAAAGGCTCATTATATCACTCCTTAACAATTGTTTCATTCAATATAACATATAAAATTGCACATTTCAAGCAATAGAAAGAGGGTGATTGCATGGCGGATGGTTCCGTTATTATCAAGGCGGATGTTGATGACAAACAAGCGCAGGCTGAATTAAACCGGCTTACTAAAAAAATAGATTCGCTCAATGAAAAAATCAGCGATAAAAAGCAAGAGCAGATGCCACTGGTTGAGCAATCAAAACAATTAGCGGCTGTTCTCGATGACGCAAAGGCGAAACTGGACTATATGAAAAGCGGCGATGCGTTTTTTACATCCAGCTCTATAAAGGAGCAGGAGCAGACAGTAGCATCATTGCAAAAAGAATGGGACGGTGTGCAAAAAAAGGTTGAGGCAATGGATACGTCCATCGCCAAAGATACCCGAAGCCTTGAACGAATGAGCACCCGGGCGGGAGAACTTTCTGCACAGCTCGCGGGAGCCAAAAGACACACTCAGGGGATGTCACCCGCAGCCCAAGAAGCGGCAAAGCAGATGGAAAAATTCACCAACCGCATCAAGGGCCTTGCTCGACGCGTTTTTGTTTTTACGCTCATCACAAAGGCACTTCGCGCATTGAAAGATTATATGTGGAGTGCCATTCAAACAAACGAAAAGGCCATGAAGGCGGTTTCAAAGTTAAAAGGTGCTTTGCTGGTTTTAGCACAGCCCATTTTGAATGTGCTTATCCCTGCGTTTACTGTTTTTGTAAATGTGCTGACACGTATAGTCAATACAATTTCCGACCTTGTTTCAAAAATATTTGGGACAACGGCAGAAGCATCTGCGGAAGCTGCTGAGAATCTATACGAAGAAAGCAGTGCAATGGATAAAACCGGGAAAGCTGCAAAGAAAACAAGTAAATCTTTAGCATCTTTTGACGAAATCAATAAGCTTTCCGGCAGCAATGACAAGGCCAAAAATGGGCCGGATTTTACAACGGGAATAAACGATCAACTTAGCGCAATCATGGAACTATTTACCGGTGCGCTTTTGCTTGCCATCGGCGCAATTTTAACGTTTTCCGGCGCTAATATTCCGGTTGGCATTACCCTGATGGCTTTAGGCGCTGCGGCGATCTGGGGTGCTGTAAAGACAGACTGGGGGGCAATCGCAAAACTGCTGCAAGGCCCAATCGGGGTTGTTACTGCGATCCTGTCGGTTGCGTTGCTTGCCATCGGTGCAATTATTTTGTTCTCCGGAGCAAACATACCATTGGGCTTGGGGTTGATGGTTGCTGGAGCAATCGGTCTTGCGTCTGTTGTTGCAGCTAATTGGGATACTGTTAAAAAGATGCTGCAAGGCCCAATCGGAGCCGTTGTTGCTCTTTTGAGTTTTGCGCTACTCGTAATCGGTGCAGTGATTCTGTTTTCTGGCGCAAACATCCCGCTTGGCCTTGCGCTAATGGCTGTTGGTGCTGCTGGGATGGCAACGGTCATTGCGGCAAATTGGGATACAATTAAAGAAGCACTGCAAGGCCCAATCGGAGCCGTTGTTGGCCTGCTTTCTGGCGCGTTGTTGGTTTTGGGTGCAATCTTGGCGTTTAGCGGTGCAAGTGTTCCGCTCGGTTTAGGGCTAATGGTTGCTGGCGCAATTGGGCTTGCGACTACGGTTGCGGCGAATTGGGATACAATTAAAACCTTGCTGCAAGGCGCTATTGGCGGCGTTGTTGCCGTGGTTAGCAGCGCACTATTGGTTATCGGCGCAGTCTTAGTATTCAGCGGAGTCGCACTTCCTCTCGGGATTGGATTACTTATTGCCGGAGCTGCCGGTCTTGCGGCAACGGTGATTGCAAACTGGGATACAATAACAAATCTGCTGGGTGGCCCCATCGGAGCAATCACGGCTATGATAAGCGGCGCTTTGCTTGTCTTGGGCGTAATCCTTGTGTTTACCGGAGTTGGTATCCCTCTTGGTTTGGGAATGATCGTAACCGGAGCGGCTGGACTTGGCTCTGTGGTGGCACTCAACTGGGACTATCTGAAAGAAAAATTAAGCGAAACGTGGGAAAGTATCAAATCTTGGTGGCAATCAAGCGTTGCAAAGTATTTCACCGTTGAATATTGGCAAGACCTTGGCAAAAACATTATTGATGGGTTGCTCAATGGTTTGAAGTCAGCGTTTGAAAGCGTGAAATCTTGGGCTTCTAATGCAATGGGGAGCATCAAAAATGCATTTACAGGCGGCGGTAACGTCCGCACACCTGCCATCAATTCCGCATCCGTTCCCCGTTTGGCGACCGGCGCAGTGATTCCCCCGAACCGTGAGTTTTTGGCGGTGCTGGGTGACCAGAAGCTGGGGAACAACATTGAAGCCCCTGAATCTGCTATCGAGGCAGCGGTGGCCCGTGGCATGGCTCAGTATGGTGGAGGCAATCAGACGGCAATCCTTAAAATCGGCGAACAGGAATTGGGCCGCATTATCTTCAAGCTGAACAAAGACCAGACGCAGCGCGTTGGCATTAAAGTGACCTAAAGGCGGTGTATATGAATTACATCAAAATTAACGGGACATCGTTTGATGTGAATGTAGCGATCTCTAAGTACAATGAAAATTTCAGCGTTCTCGATGGAGAGAACGCTGGGAGATCAAAGGACACAGGCCGGATGATCCGGGATGTTCTGGGAACGTACATTGGGCATAAGGTGACTGTTTTCCGCAGAGGGGACGATTACAGAAGCTACGATGCGTTCTGGAACTATCTCAAAGCCCATTCCGTTGACGATTCTGTTTTGCTTGAAGCTGCGGACGGAAACACAACTATTTCCTATCGCGCATATTACACCAGCGCATCGCACGATATTGAAAAGGTTGAAAACGGAGTCAATTATTGGGGAGAAATTGAAATCCATTTCATCCCAATCGCACCGCAAATCACGCGGTAAGGAGGGCGTATGGATTATATCATGATCGGCCCCTACCAGTTTGATCGGGATGCATCTAAGGACGATATGCGGTTAGACTACTGCTCATCTTTTCAAGAAGTTGCATTGGATGAAAGCAGCCTTTCGTTCGATACGGTCAGCGTAGAAGTTTGCACCACAACAATAGGCGCACAGCTTTCTGCACTCCCCAATAATACCCCCATCATTGTTTACAGAGGCGGCGAAATCAAAGCAAGATTTGTAAGCAGCGGCGTTTCCCGTATCGGGCCTGTCACTTATCAACTTACAGGGCGGTCTCCTATGGGCGCGCTTACCGGCATGGTGCATACTGGCGGCATTTACACAGGCCAGACCGTGGAAGAGGTTGTAAAAGAAATCTGCGGCAACATCCCTTCGCTGATAAAAAGTGTATATGCCGGAGTTAAACTTTATGGCTGGCTTCCTTATGCGGATGGGAAAGAACGCTCTGCACGAGACAACCTCGCACAAGTTCTTTTCGCCATTGGGGCCTATCTTCGTACGGACCTAAACGGCGTTTTGAGAATTGAGCCATTGTGGGACGGTACGGCATCACTAATTGAAGTTGACCGCTCTTACACCGGGGGAACTGTGAAATATGATTCTCCCATCTCCGCCGTGACGGTGACAGAGCACCAGTATGTGGCGGGGACGGAAACGAAGGAGTTGTTTTCCGGCACGGCGCAGAATGGCGATATCATCACAATCTCTGAGCCGATGCACTCCCTCTCCGCAACCGGCTTTACCATTCTGGAAAGCGGCGCGAACTACGCAAAGATTTCCGCAGGAACTGGCGCACTGACCGGAAAGGCGTATATCCACAACACCCGCTTAATCACTCAGCCCGTGACGGCAGGCGCGGCGGAAAACGTGAAGTCGGTTACGGATGCCACACTGGTATCTCTGGTAAACTCCTACGCCGTGGCGAAGCGTCTTGCAGACTATTACCGATGCCGCGAAACTATCACCAATGACATTGTAAGCGGACATGAGAAACCGGGCCATGTTGTGAGCGTATATCATCCGTATGACAAGAAAATGGTTTCTGCGTGTATCCAGTCTTTGGACACCACCATGAGCGCGACGCTAAAAAGCAGCATGGAGGCGCTGGTTGGATTCACCCCGGCACAGCCGGAATCTGCGGAGTATTTTGACGAGCGGGTTCTGCTGACCGGATCGGGCACGTGGACGCCGCCGGAAGGCGCCGAAGCACTGACGGTGGTCCTGATCGGAGACGGGCAGGACGGCACTGCCGGGCAGAATGGTGAAGGCGTGGCACTCACGGGCCAGACGATCCCAAACACCTGTTCCGGCTCCTTTCCCAGTGCGCCCGCCGGAAAAGGCGGCAAGGCAGGTGCTCCCGGCTCCGGCGGCAAGATTTTTCAAATCACCATAGACATCACCCCCGGCATGAGCTTTTCCTATGCCACCAGCCAAAACGGCGAGGCCGTATTCGGAAGCCATTCCAGCGCGGAAGGCTCTGCGTCTGCCAGTGGTTACTATGATGACGTCACCGGGAAAACCTATGCCCGGCAGGGCGCGGTTGGCTACGACGGCGGTGACGGCGGCGCTCCCGGCGCATCCGGCGGGTCTGTGGCCGGCTACAAAGGCGGCTACGGATACAAACCGGCGGAATACACCATGCGGATGACCGAGGACAACATCCGCTATACGCAGACCTTCAAGCACCAGGGCATCGGCGGACCCGGCGCGGCGATGGGGACAGAAGTCACATGGGGGCCGTCTGTTTTCTCTGTCGGCCTGCCGACATTTATTCCCAATATCGAAATCAAAGGCAGTGCCCCCGGCGCATCGGCAGTTCCCGGCGCTGACGGCGAAAACTACGGCGATGGCGGCGGAGCCGGGCACGGTGGCGGCGGTGCAGGCGGAATTGGCAGTTGTAGCATCTCAATGTCTCCCACGCCCCCGTCCACGCAGCACCAGTCTATCAACTTTTCCGGCGACCTCCAGCGCGGCGGCTCCGGCAGCAAAGGCGGCAAAGGACAGCCCGGCTGCATCATCCTGTTTTACGGGAAGAAGAAAACCATCAAGTCTGGCCCATTGGTACAAAAGGGCGGCGGGTTGTTTTTCGACCGCCTAAACAAACTTTTCATCGTGTGAGGTGTGAAAAATGACGATTGAACAGAGAGTCGCAGTCTTGGAGGAAATTTTCTCCAAGCTGAACGACTATTACACATCCGCCTACTCCGGCGAGGAAATCGACGCGCGGCTGGCGTCCGCCGGTGTGCCTATCGGCATCACCAAGGAGTACAAGAGCGTGGCCGAAATGAACCAGGACTTCACCGGTACGGACGTCCAGCGCGGCCAGTTCGTCCTGATCCTGCCGGACAGCACGGCCTCCGCGGACTATGGCAAGGTGTACCTCAAGGGCACGGCCAACTGGGTGCCTGCCTTTACGCTGACCACGCTCACGTCCATCAAAGGTCCCATTGGCCCTCCCGGCAAAAAGGGCGACAAGGGCGATCCCGGCGAGGCCGGTTCCAGCTTCGTCATTCTGGGCTACTTCGACACGCTGGACGCCCTCAAGGCAGCCGTCCTAAATCCCAAGGCCGGTGACGTGTACGGCGTGGGCACTGCGCCTCCGTACAACATCTACATCTGGGATTCCGTCCACGGCAAGTGGGTGGGCAACGGCAACCTGCAAGGCCCGCAGGGCGAGCAGGGCATCCAAGGCCCCGAAGGGAAACAGGGGCCGGAGGGCAAGCAAGGCCCGGAAGGCCCCGTGGGCGGTTCCAGCAACTTCGTCCGCTACGATGCGCCCCAGAACCTCACAGACGAGCAGAAGGCGCAGGCGCGGAAAAATATCAACTCCGCCCCCGGCGGGTTTGGGTGGGGTGAAGCGATGAAAGATGTGCTCGCATCCGAGGTCGAAGACACCTATAAAACATACTGTGGCAAGCTTGATATGCTGCTTGCCGATATGCCAGACGGAACATCGCAACTTATTTATACACGTGGCCCAGTTTCAACGGGCCAATATTCTGGGGCCGGGAATATCGTTGCCGTTCTATCAAAAATATTGGGGACGAGCGCATCACTGATCGGCCTTTCGCCTGATCCGAGAGGCACTACCAACGGATTGTGGCGAATGCTGAAGGATAACGGGAATTGGCAGCCCGTCGAATGGATCAATCCTCCCATGCAACTGGGCGTAGAATACCGCACCACGGAGCGGTATCTCGGAAAGCCGGTGTATGTGAAAACCATAAACATGGGGAATCTTCCGGGCAATGCCGTAAAAATGGCCAGTTTCCAATCAAATAACGTTGTCGATAAAATCGTGTCCGTAACCGGGCAATGCACTACCGACTCAGGAGTGAACGTGTCCATGCCTTACCACACAGGGTCTGGTCCGAACTGGAACACTGTAATTTTAATTGGCGCAGATGGGTCCGGAGCAGCTCAAATTGTCACATTTGCCCCAGATTTCTCCGAATACAAGAATGCATGTATTACGGTGAAATACACCAAGCTGGCAGATTAAAGGGGCGGCTCTATGGAAAACACCTGCATCTGTTGCGGGGCAGTCATCCCCGAAGGCCGTCAAGTGTGCCCAATTTGTGAGCGACAATGGCCTGAATTTTAATCTGCACGAAACCAAGTCGGACTTTTGACTTGCACGAAAGCAAGTCGGAATTACCCTAAAAACTGCAACTTTTTAAGGGGTGTGAAATGGAAATTTTACAAATTGTATTAACTGCCGCCACCGGCTCCGGCGTGACCGCCATCATCCTCGCGATCCTCCAGCGGAAATGGGCCAAGGATGACAAGCGGGACGCCATCGTGGACGCGCTGAAAGTGCTGCTGATCGACCGGGTGCGCTATCTGGGCCAGCATTACATTGCAGACGGCAGCGTCAGCCTGTCAGACAGGGAAACGCTGGACGAGATGCATCAGGCGTATAAATCCCTTGGCGGCAACGGACACCTGAAAATCATCATGGCCGAGGTCGGCGAGCTGCCGATCCGGAAAGAGTGAAAGGAGAACGCTATGGAAAACATCAAGAAACGGCTGGGCAATCTGCTTGCGGTGAAGTCTCTGGTGACCATCACCCTGACTGTGATCTTCGCGGTGCTGGCCCTGCGGGGTGACATTTCCGGAACGGAATTTTTGACGATCTTTACCACCGTGATCGCGTTCTATTTCGGGACGCAGCGAGTGGCAGAAGATAAAAACGGTTGAATAATCAACCGAACAGTTAAAACCGGTTGAAAAATCAACCGTAAATTTGAAAGGGGACATATTATGAACAAGATCTACGAAAACATCATCACCGAGGGCAAGCAGAACGGCAAGCCCATCGAGGCCATCAACACCGAGCTGAAGGATGCCGGAGCAAACTTCCACCTGAA